CCTTATTCAGACCAATATAATAAACTTATTATAGAAGCAATGGGTGGTTCAGGAAACGAAGATTTTGATAATGAAAATAAAATCATTAAGAAAATCGCAAAAGAAGTTGTTATTGATAAAACTATTTAAAAATTTTTAATACCAAACTATATTAGTATTATGCCACCACATCCCATCACCTTTTTTAACGTTATACAATGATCTAAAAATAATAGAACGTGATAAAGGAACATTACATCTATATTTATCTAATGGGTGTGGATTAGTTTTTAATTGTGCTGATAAAGCTTTCTTACCGACTTTTTGCTTTTGTTGTATAGCAAAATACACATAAAAAATTTCATATGAAAGTTCTCTAATAGGGACTACATCTTTATTATTTTCTTGGAAGTCTCTTAAATATTCATCACATATTGATAAACCTGAAATATCTGCTAAATCTTCACCTATACCAATAGATGCGTCAAATTTTATTCCATCTCTAGCTGCAAATACTTCATATTGTTTAATTACATCATTCTGTATTGCTTTATATTTTTTTCTATCTTCTGGTGTCCACCAATTATATAAATTTCCATCCCAACCATATCGACTGCCCGAATCATCAAACCCATGAGACATTTCGTGACCAATTGTAAACCCAATATGTGCCAAATTATATTCAATACCTCTTGCATCTAAATCTACAAATGGTTTTTGGATATATCCCAAATTAATATAAATAGCATTTTTAGATGGTGTATAAGATGCATTTACTATATACGCTTGTGTTCCTGTCATTTTAACTGGATACTGTGTCCAATCCATCATAGGCATATCTATAGGCATTTTTCCTTCTAAGTCTATAAACTTTTTATGTCTCCATGCGTATATTTTTATCATATTATCATATAATAATTCTGTATAATTAAGGTTGGGATCTTCTCTTAGATTTTCAGGAATACCATAAATAAATTTAAAATGCTTTAATTTTTTAAGAGCATATTTTTTTGTTGATTCAGCCAACCAAGTGCAATTTTTCATTCTTCTAGTAAATACTTCCCTTAAATCTTCACATAAAATTTTAACAAAGTCCATTGCTCGAGGATTATAATATTTATTTATATACTGTTCTGTTAAAAAAGTATTAAATGGAACTGACATATATAATGATGCACTAACTGAATCTGTATCATTAATTGACGTTTGTCCTCTTTGAAAATTACCGTTAAATTCAAAAACAATATTCTCCAAATCTTTAGTAATTCTAGCCAATCTGGCTAAAAATATAAATACCCAATATGTTTTCCATCTAGGCGAATTCCAATTTTTAACTAATAATTCTGACCCACATTTTAAATAATCTAAACTACCTGTTATGAAAAATTCTGGTGATTTTTTAAATCCCAAATGCTTAGAAAATTCTTTCCAGTCAAAACCATATTTAGTTAAAGCTTCGTCACAATAAACCTTGTTGTAAAAATTCACTTCATCTTGTTTTATACCAGTGCATCCTAAAGCATTAAATATTTCTTGTTCAACTTTAAATACATCATCAGGGTCATAATCATTTGAACCTAAAAGTGTGTCAAATATATCTTTTACATATTTTCTATATTTAGCTCTATAATTTTTTTTGTATTCCACTTCAGTTCCGTCATCATAATAAACATTTAAATCTATCAAAATGAATTGATGAGAGTCTAAATAACATCTGTAATGTTTAACATCTTTATCGTCTGGATTTAAACTCCATATAAATGGTGCAAAATGCGCTATCATTTCGTCCTTATTGATACATGCAAGCAATTCCCAGGGATTATTTTTGCTTATCATATTAGTAACAAATTCTTCATCCTCTTTTGCTAATTTCTGTGAATAATTTTTAGGATTTAGATTAATAACAGAACTATAAAAATTCTTTAGGTTTTTAGAAAGAGTGTTATCGTTATGTTTTATGTAGTCTAAAATTATTTCGTTAAGCTCAATATAAACTTTGTGTTGTGTTAGTCTAAAATCGTCAATCTGAACAATATATTTTTGTTGTTTTTTAAGCTCAATATCTTTTAACCATTGATAATTAATAAAATCATAAAAATCGTTTTCCGGTTTGATACTATTTGGTGCAAATTTGCTTAATAATTCTTTTGATAATATTTTCATTTTACGCATATGATCTACATGTGACTTTCCACATGGATTTTTTTTAGTAAACATTTTTTCAAATGGTTTTAATCCAATTGGACATCCATCTTTATTATATTTTCTTGTAAGAGTTTTAGTATTTTTAATAGTATGTTTAAGAGATTTTGGCATTTATATACTAATAAGTTATTTAAATAATCTAAATAATTTAAATAACTTAAATTTTAATATTGTGAATATGGGACATTGTTTCCACCGCGAAGAATTAAATAATTATATTGGTCACCTGTCATGCAAGCACATCCCGAACTATTTGAATATGTATTAGGACAACATTCTGGTTTAAATTGAGTATTGGCAAACATTAACATTTCGCCTTCAGGTAAAGGAACTGGTTGTGGTTCACGAGATAAGAATTGTTTAACACCACTGCTTAAAGGTTGACCTGGAACAACTGTCATATTAGGAGCATCCCAAGAAGAAACATTTAATTTATTATCATTAGACAAATTATAAAGCGATGATTCGCCAAAATTTATATTAGCAGGTGTAAATCCTTCAGTTGTAGTACTAGATGTTGAAGCTGTGCTAGATGTTGTTGTAGGAGCTGGTGCAGCACTGCCTCCAGCAGCATTTTGTGTAGCCATATTTGTTTTCATTTTTTGTATCTTATCCTTATCTTCTTGCACCTTTAATTTTTGCTTAGGGGTTAAATTATTTCCTGACCCATCAAACCCTTCCATAATTCCAAAATTGCAACAACCGCAAAACATGTGTCCAACTAAAATTAAATAAACAACTCCAATTAAAATTAGAACCTCGAGATTAAACTTATATCCTAATATTGAGATATCCATATTATACATATTTCATAGATAATAATTTTGATTTATTTCTCTCTAAAAATATGTCAATAGATGCATTATAATCGTGAAAACAAATATATTCAATATTAAAAGTTTTTTTATTAGTTAATAAATGATATAGTTCATCGTGTTTTTTATCTAACGTTTTTTTCATAGTATTGTCTAAAGTTAAAGTTGTATTAAAACCATTTTTATTAGAAATTACTAGATTAGGTCCACCTTCAACAACCAATTTTTTGCCTAAATTATATGCAAATTGTTTATGTAAATTTTTGCCATTAATTTTGACAACACCATAAACTTTCTCTCCATGTGAAAGTGTATCTCCAACGTTTATATTTTTAATTTCTTTATATATACCATTTTGAAGTTTAATCTTTGTTGTTCCATTGAAACCTCCATCTAGAAAAGTATGAATATCGCTTAGATTTTTAATAGGAAAAAAACCATTTATTTTAATTTCATTAATATTATCTTGATAAATCTCATCCCAATCAGTAAATATTTGTTTGTCAATTATAATAATTTTATTATTTGTATTTAAACAGTATAGATATGGTTTTTGATAAATATCTATTTTATAAGCATCTGGATGTTTTGAAACAGGTATCCATTTATTATTATATTTAACAATATGTGAATCAGAAACAATGATGTTGTATAAATTATATAGGGTAGAACCATCTCTTTCAACTTTAATTATTGAGGTAACTTCATTATTTTCAAATAATACATCACCTGTTTTAATTTGAGAAATTTTCTTTTTAGTTCCATCATTCATATTAATTAAAGTATCCTCATCAAAACATTTTGTGCTAGGGCCACTAGGAAGACCAGGAATACTTAAACTAGTATGAACGTCTAAAACGTCAACAAAAAATGCCAAAATAATTATCAATGGTATAGAAATAGCAATAAAAATAACAGTATTAGAAATAGCAAAACCCCAAGTAAAAGGTATAATCCAAAATGCTACAATTAACGCAGCAAGAGTAATTAAAATAATTATAATAAATTGCGCTATAGCACCCATAAGTGATTTAAGTGCATAATAAGAACCTAATAAAGTAAATAAACCAGCTGTCATTGAACCTTGAACCTTTGCCAATAAGTCTTTAAAACTAATAATAATTTGCTGCAAAGGTATCATGAAATTCATAATGCGTCCCATAATTTCTTCAGAAATTTCTTGAAACATACTTCTAACCTTATCAAACATGGCTCTAATGGCTTGAATTGAATCCATAATGTCGGCAACCATACTTTTCATTGTATTTACCACAAACGTAAGTGGTTGTGCAGCAAGTCCAGTAATACTAGATAAAATATTTTGTGTACAATTTGTAAAATTTTGTGCTGTATAATCTATAGCAGATATACCTTCAGGATGTGTTATAAAACCAGCAAATGGAATAATATTAGGTTTACATCTCTGGTTAGGCCAATCATCAATAATTGGTTGTGCATGAATTTTAACATAACAATATGAAATAAAAATTAATAAAATAAGTGTAATAAATATTAGTAACATAACATTGCCTCCATATTGGTCAAAATAATTTAATTTATCATACATTTTTTTTATATTTTGTAATCCTGGATTATCCATATATAGTATATTCTTAAAAAAAGAATAATAAAAATACATTTTCAAATAGAACAAAATATAAAATTTATATTTTTTTTATAAAATGGTCCTCCCAATCCCAAAATATTTCATTACCAATGTGTATTTTGTGATTACTTGTAATTAGACAACTAAACCAATCTGTGTGAAAATCAGAAAGAATAGCTTTATTATAATTTTCTACTTTAATAAATTTATTTGTTTGTTTATCAAAAACTAAATGAGAACCAGTAACATAAATATCATGACCATTTACACCTCCTTCTTTAATTAAATATAATGGAATTTTTTCTCTCTTATTGTCAATTTTCATAACAGATTCTACAATAGAACCGTCTTCTAAAACATCTCCTAAATCTATATCTTTCATATTTTTAATATTTCCATTTAAAAGTTTTACCATTGTATGAGGATAAAAGCATTTTCCAAGAGCTCTAACAAGTTGACCTGGAGGTCCATTCCATGTGCTTTGCATAGTCAAAACACTTCCATCTACAACATACATAAGACTTGTCATAATTCCAATTACTTTTCCAATTAAATCCATAATTCCAATTGTAATTTTCTGAAATTCAATAACTAGATTTAAAAAGACACCAAAAACAGATTCTATAATACTAGAGAAAAATGTTCTAACTTTATTAAACATTGCTCTTATAGATTGAATTTCATCCATAAAATTTCCTAGCATGCTTCCTAGTGAATTAGTTATAAATGTTAATGGTTGTAATAAATAACCCATAAAATTTGTTTGCATAGATTGTATACAATAAACAAAATTTTCTTCTAAATTATCTGCTAAAGGCATATACAATGGATTACAACGATATAAAGGCCAGTTAGCTTTAATTTGTGCTACTTGACTATAATAAAATACACCTGCAATATATATTACAAAGGCAATATTTACATATAAAAAATTGACCCAGTTTTTTCCAGTTGGCATAACTTATATTATCATTATAAAATTATTAAATATTTTTAGTTTATATTTGATAATTTTATTTAAAGTATAATATATGTTTCAATTTTATATGAACTTTAGGGGCAATAAAAGAATTATAAAAGAGAAGCCAAATACTAAACCATGTATAATAAATGGTGTTCCGCGTATAAATACTAATCCTTGTATAATAGATACTAATCCTAGTATAGTAAATGTTCAAAAAAATTTAGCAAATACTTTTCAAAGTATAGTAAAACCAGAACCACGTATAAGTAATAATATAGATGTTTTAAAAAAATATTTTAATAATGATATGAATTTTTATATTTGTGGCAGTGGAGGTTGTGGTTCAACTATACTTTTTAAATATTTATCTTTATTTGGAAATGCGTATCATATTCATGATAGATATCCTCCAAATAAATTAAAATATACAGGAAAAGAAAATACAGATAAAGATGTTTATAGTGAATGGTTTAACGACGTAGAAATATCTGAAGATAACTTGAAAAAATATAAGGTTATATTTATTTATAGAAATCCGGTTGAAATTATATTTTCTAGATTTGGTAAAACGAATCCGAATATACCTCATTTACAACATATTATGTGTAATAATGATGGAAATATTAAATTTTCCGATATTATAAATAAAAAGAAAGATTTGTATGGAATTGAAGAGTTTTTTGATAACTATACGGTTTCAAAAGAGAGAAATTACGATATTTACGCTGTAAAATATGAGTTATTTTGGAATAATATAAGTTTATTTAATAATGTAATGGGAATTCCAGATATTAAAGAGTTGTATCCTGTAAAAAAGGAAACACCTAAGCGTTATAGTTATGTAACAGAATTAAATCAAATTTATAAATCTCTTATAAATAAAATGAATAGAATGTCATTTATTGAAGTAATAAAACCTATAAAGAAAGATGAAGATAATAAAAATACTTAGTATTTTCTTTGTTTTCGACTTTTTCTTTGTTTTCGAGTTTTTCTTTGTTTTCTTCCTCCACTTAAGCATGGCCATTTCCAATTTGGATTTCCTCCCTTTCTTTTTCTTCTAGAACCAGCTTTTTGAGGAGTAGTATTTGAACTCAAGTTATCATAAACACTATTCGACGCCATTTGAGTTGACGTTTTAGCATTGCCTGTTATTTGATCATTTGGATTTGTTCCAGGTCCGCCTTGAGGAGTATATTGCATTTGCATTTGTGGAACAACAACAGCACCACCATTATATTTATCTCTTTTACCACCAGCTAATGCTTTATTAGCGTTAGCTTGACTTTGTGCGGAATTATTCATACTTTGAATTGCAGAATCACGAGGATTACCTGCTAACATAGCTTTTTGTGTGGGATATTGTAGTCCAGGAACAGAATTATTTGTAGACATCTAATATATATTAATAAATTAATTTTATCATGTATAATTATTTTTAATTATTTTTAGTTTAAAAATAAAATACTTAATATTAAATTATATATATGGATAATAATCAAAAACTTCAATTATCAAATATGATTAAGGCGAATAATGTAGAAGACCAAACAGAATTAATAAGAAATTTAAAACATAGTCAAATTTTACGCAATGAAATTAATAATATGATTTTGCTTAAGGCTAAATATAAAGGAGATGATGAAAAAATATATGCTGAAACAATTAATGAATGCAATTTTTTATTTACATATTACACTGACATATTCAATAAAGTAAGAAAGGATGAGATTGATATGAACATTATGAATAAATTTTTAGACGTACTAAGACGCATTGAAGAAGGAGAATTAGACCAACACGAAGGTTCGTTCACAGTGGGAACACTTTTAAAGGAATTATATATTGATAGTGCTTTAAAAAAAGCAGAAAAACTAGATGAATTATCCGAGAAAAAAGTGGAACCAAAAAAACCCGAAATAAAAATTTCTTGGAAGCAATTTAAGAAGATGAATAAATAATTTAAAATATCTTGTAATTTATATATATTACAATATGCGTACAAAAAAACATCAAATTTCTAAAAATAAAACAAGAAAAATTAAAACACAATTTAGTCCTTCAATTAAATTATTAAAAAAAGGATTTCCTATATATGCATCCAAAAAATTATATGGTGATAAAATTTTAGAACATACTAGAGAGGAAGAAGAAAAATATCACGATAGTTGTTTGTTTGGTAATATGAGTTGGTTTGGTGATTTAAAACAAGCAAAAAGTTATAAAACACAAGAACAAAATATATATAAATGGACTATCAAAAATACAACACAATTATTAGTGATGGATAAACAAAATGAAAAGTTTTTTGATTATTATTTTAAAAATACTGATATTAAATTAAATCCCACTATAGAATTATCAGATGAACAGATAACAAAAATTAAAAAAATGATCCAAAAATTAAATATTAATACTCAATATTTAGATATGTCAAATAATGAACGTGCTTATTTTGAATTTAAATTTGCTTATGGATATATAAGTGTAGAGGAACAATATCAATTTATGAAATTAGTAAAATTTCTTATTGAAAAAAAATTTATAGATATAAAATTGAGAGAAGGAACAAGTATAATAAAAAAATTAGACATAAAAATTGATTATTATTATTTATTAAATAAAACAAATAATAAAAAAAAATATAATAGATTAAGTATATATTTTTTTGACAAATATGCTCTTAATAATTTATGTAAAGTTGTTCCAAAACACTATAAAATAGATGGTGTATTTGTTCCAAATAATGACAGTTTTTGGTTTCCAAATTTAATAGTATATAAAACAGATATTAAAGAATATGTTATATATAATCCACACCATAATTTAATATATGATAAAATAGTTGAATAATCGAATAATTAAATATAATTTTTGATAATATTATATACATAATGGACAGGTTCTTTATCAATAATATAGGATGGTATGTTATGCGATTTCATTTCAACATTAGTACTTAATAAAATTTCAGGCAATGTATGCCATAAAGGTATATAATCAGCAATAATTAAACATAAAAGATATATTTTATGTTTTGTAGTTTGAGGAAATTGATAAAATTTAAATATACTAATAAATAAAATTGCTGCTGAACCAGAAGGACCACCTAAAATTGGTTCTCCATATGACATCATTATTTCAGCATATGGAGAGTATTTATCAATATCATAAATATTTTTTGTATTAAATATCTGATAATCTTCAAAATTACTTTCAGAAATACTTGACTTATTGCAATTATTAAATTTTACTAAATTTTCAGGTTTGTTTTTCATATCTGGATATACACTTTTTTTAATAAAATCTAAATAAGTAAGATTTTTTTTATAAAGAGACAAATTTTTTATATCATTATTTCCATAAATTATTATATCAAAAATAAAAAAATTATAACTTTTTTTAAATTTACTAGGAACATTATTATATATTTTTGAAAATTTATGCCAGGTTATATCTTTTATTAAAAAAAGTCTTTTTAAATTAAAAATAAATTGTTTTTGTAATTGTTTATTAATATTAACATGAAAATATGTATAATCTGGTTTAGAAAGATTATTTAATGTGCTTGTAGTTTTAAAAAACTTATCTTTTAAAAATTTGATTAAATCAACTTTATTATTATTATCCATAAATTTATAAATTTCACTTCTCTCATCAATACTGAAACCAATTTTATTGACAATATTTCCTTCAATATCTTGTAATAATTCGTCACCAATGATTAATTTCCATTTTTTGGAATAGTTTTTTTTCCAATATAAAAGCAAAAAATATACTAATTCTGATGCGAAGTTTATAACTTTATCATTATTTGCTAAATAACATGCCAAATTTTTCTCTCTATCTTCTTCATTATAAATATTACTAGATGCTACTTTCAAATTGTTAGGAATGTTATTTTCATTAAATCTATGTTTTCTAGTTTTATTATTTTTAATTTTGTTGCTTTTTGTTATCATTAATATAATAATATATTAAATTTACATAAATACATCATTCTATTTTAATATATTTATGTCAAAAAAATATTCAACAACTACAACTCTTGTAATAGTAGAATCACCCGCAAAATGTAAAAAAATTGAGGAGTATTTAGGACCTGGTTATAAATGCTTAGCTACATATGGTCATTTAAGAGAATTATCAAGTATAAAAAATATTGATATAGAAAATAATTATAATCCAAAATATACAATAATTGATAATGCTATAAAAAAAAAACAGATAGAAATTTTAAAAAAAGCGATCAAAAATGCAGACGAAGTTGTCTTGGGGTTAGATGGTGATAGAGAAGGTGAAAAAATCAGTTTTTGTGTGACACAATTATTTAATCTTCCACTAAATACAAAGCGTATCATATTTCATGAAATAACAGAAACAGCAATTCAAAACGCAATTAAAAACCCTAGAACTATTGATATGGATTTAGTGCACGCTCAGCAGGCGCGTCAAATTTTAGATATATTAGTCGGTTTCAAAATTTCGCCAATATTATGGAATTGTGTATCTAAACGAAAAGAAAATGCTTTAAGTGCAGGTAGATGTCAAACACCAGCATTAAGACTAATTTATGATAATGAACAAGAGATTAAGGGCGCTCAAGAGAGAAAAGTTTATAATACAATTGGTTATTTTACAAATGCAAATATAGCATTTGATTTGAGCAAGCAGTATGAAACCGAAGATGAAATAACCGATTTTTTAGACGGAAGTGCAGACTTCTCTCATATTTATACTTGCTCACAACCTGTAAAAGTTTTAAAGAAGGCTCCAGAACCATTTACGACATCAAGACTTCAACAAGTTGCAAGTAATGATCTGCATTATTCACCTAAAGAAACAATGAGAGTGTGTCAAATTCTATATGAGGCAGGTTATATAACATATATGAGAACTGATTCGAAGACATATAGTGGCGAGTTTATTGAAACAGTGAAATCATATATCACTCGAACTTATGCTGAGGGAGAGAAATATATTAGTGAAAATATTGACAATATGATTTCAGGAACAGTCAAAAAAGAGGTTTTAAATGAAAGTAAGAAAAAGAAAACAAAAAAAGACACTGCGAAACCAACTAAGGACAGCCTTCGGCAAGACAACGACAGCCTTCGGCAAGACAACGACAGCCTTCGGCAAGAAGCTCACGAAGCTATTAGACCTACGAATATTTCTCTCTTTGAACTTCCAGAGACTATGGATAGCAAAGAGAGAAGGATGTATAAATTGATTTGGACGAACACTTTAGAAAGTTGTATGATATCAGCTTTGTTCCATTCTGTTACTGCAAGCATTTCAGCTTTTCAAAATACAAAATTTACTTATACTAGTGAATTAATTGATTTTCCTGGATGGAAAATAGTAGCTAAAAAGTATTCAACGGAAAATAAGGAATATCATTATCTTCAACAAATAAAACAAAATACAAGTATACAGTATAAAAAAATTTGTGCAAAGGTTACAATTAAAGGGTCAAAACAACATTATACAGAGGCAAGATTAGTTCAACTTTTAGAAGAGCGAGGAATTGGTCGACCTTCTACTTTTTCTTCTCTCGTTGATAAAATTCAAGAACGTGGTTATGTTAAGAAACAAGATATTAAAGGTAAAGAAGTAGTTTGCAAAGATTTCGAATTAGAAAACAATGAGATATTTGAAATAGAAACAAAGAGAGAATTTGGAAATGAAAATAGCAAATTGGTTATTCAACAATTAGGAATAATTGTTATGGAATTCCTAGACAAGCATTTTAAAGATTTATTTAATTATGATTATACTAGAATGATGGAAGAAGAACTTGATAAGATTTCAAAAGGTGAATTAATATGGCATGAAGTTTGTTCAGGTTGTAATCAGCAAATAGATACCTTAATTAATGCATTAGATATAGAAACTAAATTAGAGCATAAAATTGATGATAATAATACATTTATAGTTGGTAAATATGGTCCAGTGATAAAATGTGTTGAAAAAATTGATGGAAAAGAGGAAATAAAATTTAAGTCGGTAAAAAAAGATGTAGATATTAAGCTTTTAGAGAAAGGTGAATATAGTTTAGAAGATGTAGTCGAAACGAATAAGATAGAAAAAAGTCACTATATTTTGGGACAATACGAAGGTAAAGATGTTATTTTAAAAAAGGGAAAATTTGGTCTTTATATTTCGTGGGGTGAAAATTCAAAGACATTAAAAGAACTCGGTAATAGACCTATTGAAAATATAACATTCGATGAAGTAGAAAAATATTTACAAGAAGGAAGTAATGTAATTAGAGAGATAAATTCAAATATATCAATTAGAAGGGGTCCAAAAGGAGATTATTTATTTTATAAAACTGCAAAATTAAAAAAACCTCAATTTTTTGATATTAAATGTTTTATTAATGAAATGCAAGAAGACTATAAAATATGTGATATTACTATTTTAAAGTCCTGGATATTAGATAAATATAAAATATAATTTATTTTACCAATCAGGAAACCCTTTAACATTAGATTTTCTCAAAATTTGTGGCAATTGTAAAGTAAATTCAAGCGTGAAGCTAAAATTAAAAGTAGAAAAATTAACTAATACACCATTATGATATCTAAATCTAATATGAAATTTTCTTAATCTCTCTGCTGGAGGGTAATAAAATTTATAAGGTAATTGTTCCTTATCAAACCATTGTGAAAGAGGAGTTGAAAGAATTGGTATCTTTGCAAACGCTGAATTAACTATTCCATTTGTTTGATTAGTTGTTATCGTGAATGCACTAATATTATAAGGTGATGTTTCATCTATACAATTTTGTCCATCCATTTCCATATATATATGCGATGGTCCTATTATATTAAGTTTATATGGTGCTTGAACCCAATAAACTTCTGAATTAGGTAAACTTTGATTAGGTAAAAGCCAATAACCTTTGTCTCCTATATTTACTGCGTCTCCATAATAAAATCTAGGAACAATTGTAGAATTATATGTAGAAATATTTGTGTTTTCTACACTTGAAAAATTTGAGCTGCTAATAGAAGGCATGTTGCATCTATCTAAACCAAGATATCCGGGTAATCCCCAATAACTATATTCAGGAACTTTATAAGGAGGATAAGGTATGTTTATTGATGATAGAGCTGGACATTGGATATTATTATTTGTAACAGAATTAATAAATTGATTTTCGTTAGTTAAAATAAATCCGTCGGAATTATTTCCAAACCACAAATTCAAACTTACAGCATTATAAACAATTATGAAATTATTATATCCACCATCCGCATTAAATAATGTCAATGATTCTGTATATTCATTGATTTCTGTATCGGATAATGTAACATCTGTTGATTTGTTGATAAAATATTCTACAATTCTATTAGTAACCGCGGCATTAAATTTATTTGTTAATTCAGTCGCTATTTGTTGAGGATTATAAAATCCGTTTTCTATAGTAATAGTATAATCTTGATTTGCTGAAGTAAATAAACATTCAAATACTTTTTGAGCGAGTAAATTATCAAAATTATTTGTATTAGGATTATAAGGATTATTTATTAGAAATGTCATTGTTACATTATTTAATAAAGAACTAAATGTATCATAATTACAAGGGAAAGTCCAATCATATAACCTTAATGATGCAACATTTAGCATATCTTCTGGTAATTCAATTTCAAAGTCACTAGCATTTGGATATTTTAACATATCTCTATCATCGGAATTTATTGAAACATATTTTTTATAATATATATATTCTTGTGAACTTTCTATTAAGGGATGTGTTCTATTAATATTGTAAATTTTAGAATCTAAATTAGGATGTTGTCTATTATCTTTATTTAAATTTGAGAAACTCGACATATTATATATTATATAATAATTTTTTATATAATAAATAAAACAAATAAATAAAACAAATAAATAAATAAATAAAACAAATAAATAAATAAATAAAACAAATAAATAAATAAATAAAACAAATAAATATATAATATAAATGTCAAGCGGGTTTAATAATGCAGGACCAAATGGTTTTGGAGGAATAGTATCTGTTCAAGGAACTGTAAAACAATTCTTTTCTAATAATAATATTACTTCAAATGGATTAATGTATCAGAATATAGGTGGAACGAATTATCAAGTATTAACGGATTCAAAGACAACGCTTTATTTAAGTAATGTAGTAATAGACACACAATATTCTTATTCTGATAAAAATTTAAAAAAAGATATTATAGATATTCCAAAAGATAAAACAGATAGTTTGTTGAATTTAGACCCGACGCAATTTACTTTTAAATTGGATCCAAAAAATAATATACATTATGGTTTTATAGCACAAGATTTAGAAAAAATATATCCAGAATTAGTCAAAGATAGTGAAAAAGGTTATAGAAAAGTAAATTATATTGAATTAATTCCTTTGATTGTATCAAAAATGAAAGATATGCAAAATGAAATAGATGAATTAAAAAAACAACTACAAATAAAAAATAATGAGGTATAAATTTATTATCACTTATTATTATAAATGAGTAATTGGTATAATGGCATATATAAAGGTTTTATTATGGCTAGTGTAATAGCATTTGTTATAGGATTTTTTTCTCAAGGAGAAGTTTCTTTAGGTGCATATATTTCTGGTTATTCTGTATTAATTTTAGCTATTATGATGATACTTATAATTTTAATTAATAACATGATGCGAGTTTTAAAAAGCCCATCAACATTTGAAATGATTTTTTCCATTATAATGACAACAGGTCCATTTTTATTAATGTTAGGAATTATAGGATTTATATTATATTTAATGATAAATTATAAAAATAATATAATAAGCGGACATTTATCACCTAGTTATCATTCTTTTAGTAATATAACTATAATATTATTATTAATACAATTATATATAGTTTATACAAATATTGACACAGATAAATTTGAAACAACTGGAAAATTATCGCCTGTAGTTTCAAGTATAATATACTTATTAGGTGTTTTAACAGGAATTAGTTCAATAATTTTATTTACAATTTTAAACTATTTTACAACTGATGGTTTTAGACTTTTGAAAATTTAAGTATGTTAAAATGTAGATTTTAATTAAGTTTCATAAATTTATATGTTAGTCCATAATTATTTTGTGTCTCCCATACTCCAGATATTTTAAGAATGAATGAACATATTGATTTATTACCAACATCAGAAAATATTTTTAAGTTGCCATTCTTTAATTGTTCGTATATTTTATATTGTGGTATTTTATCAACAATCTCTACTTTTTTAAGTAAATCTTCTTCAATTATTTTAACAGAATCTATAATTTCTTTGTGGTTTGAAACGTTAAAATTGCATTTATATTTAGTATAGTATTTATCACACGTAATATCATTTAGAGTAATTAGTAAATAAATACCATTAAGTACAATATTATGTGTAGAATAAATAATTCTAATAAAATTACCTTCATTCATAATATTATTTTTAATTGGTTCACAAAAAAATATATTGTTTTTATTATATTGTTCAATTCTTTTAATAATATTCATTAAACTAATATATATCTTATAATGTTTTTAAGTTATATATTTTCTGGATTATAATATTTATTGCAACAATACTTAAATTTTTGCACATTTTACAAAATATATTTGGTTCATAATGTAAATAAAGAATATTTGATATAAATAACTATGAAATTCTATGAAACTCATTTTGAAGAATACATTAATGAAAATAATCGTGTAAATTTACATCCGAAACTTGATAAGTTATACGATAAATTTCCAATGCAATTGCAAAGATTAAAAAACTTAATTTTTTTTGGGCCAAACGGAACAGGAAAATATACTCAAATGTTAAAATCTATAAAAAAATATAGTCCAACAGAATTAAAATATGAAAAAAAAATAAGTTTGACTTATAATAAACAGCAATATTTTTTTAAAATTAGTGATATACACTATGAAGTAGACATGTCTCTATTAGGTTGCAATTCTAAACTACTTTGGCATGAAACATATCAACAAATAATAGATATAATATCAGCAAAAACGGAAAAGTCTGGAATTATAGTTTGTAAGCATTTTCACGATATACATAGTGAACTATTAGATAATTTTTATAGTTATATGCAACAAAATAATGACACTTCAATAGATTTAAAATTTATATTAATTACTGAAGAAATAAGTTTTATCCCAGATAATATATTGAATTGTTGTGAAATTATTAACATAATTAGGCCTACTAAGACATTATATGTTAAATGTATTAAAAGTAAACTTCCAGCAAAATTAAAACTAGAAAATATAACAAATATAAAAATTCTTCATCTTTATAACGAAGATCTCATGTTGCAATACAAGATTATTTGTAATAAAATAATAAATAATATAATAAATATTAATGACCTTCATTTTTTAAAATTTAGAGATATATTATACGATATATTTATTTACAATCTTGATATAACTGATTGTGTTTGGTATATTCTCTCTAGATTAATAGAAGAGAACAGAATTAAAAAAGAACATTTATCAAATATTCTTAAGAAAACATATTGTTTCTTTCAATATTATAATAATAATTATAGACCAATTTATCACGTTGAGAATTATCTGCTTAATTTAGCTAAAATAATTCATAAATTTTAAGGGTTCCAAACACCTCTAGCTCCAGGACCAAAGTTTATATAATTTCTGTTATTAAATTTATAACGACGGATGTATGAACTCATTGGCGATATTATAGTATAATTTGCTTGAGCACCTAAAAAAAAGTTATTATAAAATCCGTAATTATTTCGTGGAATTCCACGACTATATGTGATTGCTTGAGTTCGAATAGCCATTTTATATAATGTAAATATTAAAATTATATAAAATATTTTAAATACTTAAAGTTTTAAACGCATTAATTCATATGAATTATAAAGATGCATTTGAAATTTTTGAAATTGATTTAAATATGACCGAATATAATGATATTTCTCTAGATTATTTAACAAAAAAATATAGAAAATTAGCTCTTAAAAATCATCCAGATAAAAATGGTAATACTCCAGAATCAAACGAAAAGTTTAAAAAAATAAATGAAGCTTATAATTTTTTAAAGAGAGAAATAAAAAATTTAAATACGAAAGATTTTGTTTCAGAGACTGAAACTGAGAGTAATGATACTTCTTCTCTCTACGTTGATCTTTTAAGAAGTTTTATGCAAAGTGTTTTTGAGAGAAATTACAATGATTTATTGTCTAAAATAGTAAATGATATAATTATAGCCGGAAAACAAATCTCAATTAAAATATTTGATGATTTAGATAAAGAAACAGCATCCACTATTTATACTTTTCTCTCTAATAATCGTTCTATACTTCATTTGAAACAAGAAGTTTTAGATATTGTTAGAGAGATAGTAGTTAAAAAATATGATAATGTTCAAATCTATAAATTAAATCCTAGCATAAATGATTTACTAAATAATAATTTATATAAATTATATGTAAATAATACATTATTTTTAGTCCCATTATGGTATAATGAATCATGCTTTGATAATTCTGGTTGTGAAATAATAGTTTTATGTGAACCTGAGTTACCAAAAGAAATTGAAATTGATGAAGATAATAATATTTTTATAGAAAAAAATATTCATCACGATGAATTATTTACTAATTTGACAAATGACGGTTCACTTGTAATTAATATAGGTGAAAAAGAATATGAAATTCTTCTCTCTAATTTGTATATTAAAAGAGAACAAATTTATAAAATTAAAAATGCAGGTATATCTAAAGCAAAAAAAGATATATATGATATATCGGAAAAGTCAGATATTATAGTAAAAATAACTATTGTATAAGTATTTTAATTTATCTAAAAAAATAAATTAAAATTATTTTCGTGATTTTTCACAATCACTTACACATATTTTAAATACAGGGTCATCTGTATTTTCTTTTTGATTTAAAATTTTTTTTGTTTCTTCATCGACCATTTTATCAAATTTACTACTACTAAATCCGAAATAAGAAAAAAATTTTTTATAGTTTTTAAGTTTTTTAGATTTTTTAATTTCTTTAAAAAATTTTTGTTTGCATTTATTTTGACAATTAATTTTTCCACCAAATTTATTTTTGGACGTTTTATTTTTTTTTAATTTTCTAGTTTTATTCATTATATATTATTTATATATTTTAAAATTTATTTTTATGCATCCTTCTTCTTGGAAATAACTCGCTTCTTCTTTGGCTCTTCAGATGGTGCTACTGCAGCTGCAACTGGTTCTTCGACAACTGGAGTTGGCAACATTGGTGGAGCTGGTAATTCTTGTTCATCGTCTGAATCTTCAACAATAGTGCTAGCTATAGCACCATCAGGGTCAATATCATCTTCTGGAGGAGGCAAACTCTTTAAACGTTGAACGTCAGCAGCCTTTGGCTTCAAAAAGCATGTTCCTTCTACAATTGATGAAGTCTTTGGCTTTTGAACAATAGCTTGCTTTAAATTCCAAGTGATTGAAACCTTACCATTGACAAACCATAAACCACCACACTGAATTAAACAAATGACATGCGTCTTGGGCTTCAAGAAATCAAGTGGTGTGATATGAGCCGGGCTCTTTCCCTTAAGAAACAAAGGATTACCCTCCTCGTCGTAAATTTCCGATTGCCAAACTCCTTTCCAATTAGGAACCTTAACAGTAATAGTTGGAGGCTTAGACAAATCAGCCTCAACGCTTCCCTTTTCCTTCTTAGGATGTCTCAACATAACATTAAATTTTTCATCCATAACATCAGCACTAGTAATAGTCTTTCCAAACCACTCCTTAGAATAAGTCAATGCGTCTGCCTTAATCTTAGATTCCACTGCACGCATAGATGATAAGAATGCTTCTGCATCAGCATTGCTATAATCTGCACTAGGAAATTGCAATGACATAGTAAACTTACCTGTAGGGTTTTTAGCTTGATCCATCCCCTCTTGAGCTCCCCAAGTGAGCATTAATGGAGTGGATAATGTAAGCGATTCCTTAAAATGTTTATTATATAAATTCACAACCTTTCCTCCTGAAGGATTTGCCTTAGGAGCAGAGTATGAGAATACACTTGTATCAATATTAGTTCCGTCGATGATTGCGGTTGCCATTTTGTCTTATATGATTTACATTATTGTATTATCTTTAAATCAATTTTTTTTAAAATATAAAATCATAATATGGTTAGACAATAATTTTAAGCTTACAATATATGGTAAGAATTTGAAATAAAATAATATATAAAAAATATACTCAAAAAGAAAAATATATATAAATAATATATGAACGATATTATAAAAAAAAACAAGAGCAATGAAAGTTTGATAGATGAATATATGTATGCTATAACTTCAATATGTGAAAAAAAAATGCCTATGATTAAGAAACCTGTAAAAATTGATGATGAAAATATTGTAATTCCAACAATAAAAAGTTATGATATTATAAGTAATTATAATTATAATTTATCACAATTAAAAATGATAGCAAAAACATATAAATTAAAAATTAGTGGAAACAAAAATCAGTTGATATCTCGTGTATATTCTTACTTATATTTTTCATCATTTATAATTAAAATTCAAAAAATTTTCCGTGGATTAATTGCAAGAAAATATAAAAAATTACATGGCCCTGCGTCATTAAATCGTAAAATATGCACAAATAAAGATGATTTTATTACTATGGAACCTGTTGAAGAAATAAATTTTCATCAATTTTTAAGTTATAAAGATGACGATGGTTTTATTTATGGTTTTGATATAATTTCTCTCCACAATCTATTTCTAAAATCAAAAGATATTGAATCTGTTCAAAATCCATATAACAGAAATATTATACCAGAGAGAGTAATAAAAACAATTAAATCAATAATTCGATTAAGTAGAATATTGAAAATACACATTAATTTGCATTATGAAGATGACAGTCAAAGTTTATCAATTGAAAAATCAGTCGAACTAAGAGCTTTAACAGTATTTCAAACTATAGATTCTTTAGGTAACTATTCTAACCCTCAATGGTTTCTCTCTTTAGACAGAATGCATTTAATAAAATTTATTAGAGAATTAATGGATATTTGGAATTATAGGTCTCAAATATCAAATGAAGTTAAACGCAATATTTGTCCTCCACACGGTGACCCATTTAGGAATTTAAATACGACTTATATTCATACAGAAATAAATATACATAATGTAAAAAAAGTTATTTTGGAAGTTATGGAAAAATTGGTAAATAGCGGAATAGATAAAGATAATAAATCTTTAGGAGCAATTTATGTCCTAGGGTCTTTAACTTTAGTTAATTCTGAAGCTGCTACAAGTATTCCTTGGCTTTTTCAGAGTTTTGCGTATTTTTAATTATATGTATGGAATTTTTAATTTATATAAAAACTCAATATACCATATTATCGTAACAATATATATTATTTGCGTTAAATCACTTAAAAAGTAATTATTAATATATAGTATAATAAGATGCCTAAGAAGACTTCATCTAAGACTGAGACTGAACAAGTCACCCCTGTTGTTGTTCCCACTGTTATTGAAACCGCTGCTGTTGCAGATAAGAAGGTTAGAAAGCCAAAGGCTCCCAAGGCCGAGGTTGCTCCTTCTGTTGCGTCTGCTCCCGTTGTTGAGCCTGCACACGGCGAAACTGTCGATGCTGAGGCTCCCCTTGCTGAGCAATCAGTTGAGTTTCTTGCCAAGCTCCAACAACTTGGTGTTCTTATCTCCTCATTGAAGGCTGAGTATAGAACTCTTGAGAAGAAGTGGAGCCGCGAGGTAAAGACTGCTCAAAAGCAATCCACCAAGCGTAAGCGCAAGGCTGGTAACCGTGCACCATCTGGTTTTGTCAAGCCCACTAAGATTTCTGATGAGCTTGCTTCTTTCCTTGGAAAGGAAAAGGGAACAGAAATGGCTCGCACTGATGTTACTCGTGAGATTAATACCTACATTCGTGCCCACAAGCTTCAAGATAAGGATAATGGTCGCAAGATTAATCCTGATACCAAGCTTGCAGCTCTTCTCAAGCTCAAGAAGAGTGATGAGCTCACATACTTCAACCTCCAAAAGTTTATGTCTCCTCATTTTGCCAAGGCTACCAAGGTTGATGTTACGGCTTAAATCTGCTTATAAAAAATGGAGTAAAATAAACTTTATATAAAACAAAAACAAAAACAAAAACAAAAACAAAAATTATATAGTCATAAAAGGACTGTATAATTTACAATTATATTTTTTGGAATACTTATAATATCTAGATATATTATGGGAGATACTTTAACTGAATTTAAAAAAACAGCAATAAATAAACTTGTAAATACTTATAATACAAATTTAGCGTCAATTAAAACACATTATTCGTCTTTAATTAATATTATATCAAGAGGTAGATATACTAGTTCATATAAAAAAAATGCTATTAATAATATTATTAATTCTATGAATAATAGTATAAATGCATTAAAAAATAAGTTAAATAAAGACATATCAAATATACAAAATTTATCATATAATGCAATTACACCTGGAAAAAATAAAAATGCTCTAGTTATCGGTATTAACTATAATGGAACTAAAAATCAATTATATGGTTGTATAAATGACGCAAATTCTATTTGTTCGTTATTAACAAGTGTTGGTTTTCAGAATATTAAGCTTTTAACTGACAATACATCTATAAAACCAACAAAAAATAATATAATCGATGAATTTACAAATTTATTAATAAATGCTAATAGCGGAGATGTTATTTTCTTTTTTTACAGTGGACATGGATCTTATACAAAAGATATAAATAATGAAGAAATTACAGGTAATGATCAAATGATAGTTCCTTGCGATTTAAATTTAATTCTTGACGATGAGTTAAAATCTATTATTAATAAAAATTTAAAAAATAACGTAACTTTAATTTCTATGTTTGATAGTTGTTTTAGTGAATCTGTTTTAGACCTTAAATATCAATACTTAGATAGTCTAAATAACAATGATTTTACAGAAAATAACAATCAAACAGATACTACTGGTAATGTTATTATGATAAGCGGATGTTCTGATGTTCAAACTAGTGCTGATGCTACAATTAATGAAAAAAATCAAGGTGCTTTAACTTGGGCATTTTTAGAAATATTTAACACACAAAAAAATTTAACTTGGAAACAATTATTAGAGGGTATGCGTCATTTATTAAAAAATAATAACTTCGAACAAATACCACAGTTATCATCGGGAAAGTTTATAGATATTAATACAAAAGTATTTATTTAATCATTTTCTGTTAGATACAGTTTCAAAATCATCGATGCTATCATCATCTGAATTATAATCATGTAAAGCCTTTTGCAAATTATCATATTTAATATGAGGCTGGTATTTTAAAACATCATTTATTGTTATATTTTGGTCACAATCATTTATTTGATAATTTTTATTTAAAATATATCTAACTGCAAAAGTTACATCTATTGTTTGTGTTTTAAGTATTTCAATCAAACTAACAGCGTAAATATAATCTTTCAAAGTTTGTCTATCATATTTATTATTATATAAATCTAACATTTATATAATATACAAAAAAATTTAAGTTTAAATTTAACAAATAAATTTAACAAATAAATTAAAATTATTTGTTACATAGGAAAGATAAACCCATCTGTTTTTAAAATATTTTTTATTTCATTATTCAATATAGGACCATTAACTATTTTTATATTTTCAAATGTTTTTATATTACAATCATTACTTAGGTCAAACATTCTATAAATTTTTTGCAACAACTCATAATTTTTTATAAAATTAGTATTTTTATTTAACCAAATATAAAATTCATCATTTGCTTTTTCTATTTGATATTGTTTAAAATATTTTAAAGTTGTATAAAGATTTGAAGAATTTTCTCCATTTATACTATTATAATCGGTCCCTGACAATATACAAATTTCTCTCAATTCTTTTTGGCTAAAACCTAATTTATCTAAAATTTCTTTCATATCGTATAAAACTATTGTATGATTTAATAAACTAAGATATCTTATCACTCTAGGACAACCATAAACGAACATATCCATATCTTCACTTAAACAAGCCCATACTTTACCATTAATTGTTAACATTGCACACAATTCATCAGCTTCACCTGGTGCATCATAATATGTAGCACCATATGCTCTTATTAATTGTTTCACATTTTCAATATCATTTTTACTAATACGAATAAACTTTCTTTTGAGTATATCCATATTATTAATTATTTCTTGTTTTTCATCTTCATCTATACTAGAAACGGTGTTTATAATATTTTTAAGTTTATTATATTCTTCCTCTGCTTCCTGTTTATCTTCTCTCCGTTTAAGTAATAGTTCTTTTTTTTCAGTAGGAGGTTTACCGTCAAATATAAAGATGGGTATTATATTATAATGTCTAAATACAGACAACATTAAATACATATTTTCAATTAAACTATCGTCTGCAGCATATTTATACAAATATATACTTATATCTATTGCTATCTTTTTACCAGATAGTTCCGCAATAGATATAAATTTCATAGAACTAGGAACAGTGTTTCTTAAAAACCGGTTTAAATATTTAATCCCCATTTTGATTGTTGTAAATTATAAATTTAATAAATTATTTATATCATTTTTTTATAATATTATATTATAATATAACATATGGCAGCGACGAATCAAGGTGCTATGATAATGGTTTATGCTATAGCAATTATTGTAGGAGGAATAATTTATTTTGTTTCAAACATTACTAGTAGTAGTAGTAGTTATAATAGTAGTGCTACTGGTGGTGCATTTAGCAAAATGATGAAAACAAGTAAAAAATTTAGAAAATATAAAAAATAAGAATTTTCATCTACGATGGCATTACTTTGTTTCTTCATTGTTTTTATTTGAACTTGCAAAAGAAGGAATTTGAGTTATTCCTTTTCCAATAATTAGTGCATGAATATCTTGTGTTCCTTCATATGTATTTACTGCTTCAAGATTCAACATATGTCTTATTATATGGTACTCATCTGATATACCATTTCCACCTAACATATCTCTAGCATTTCTAGCAATATTTAACGATTTCAAACAATTGTTTCTCTTTACAATCGAAATATTTTCTGGAATAGATATATTTTCGTCTAATAATCTTCCAACTCTTAAAGACGCTTGAAGACCAAGTGTTATTTCTGATAACATTTCTGTAAGTTTTAATTGAACGATTTGATTTGCTGCAAGTGGTCTATTAAATTGTTTTCTATCCAAACAGTATTCTCTTGCTCTTAAATAACAATCCTCAGCTGCACCAAGAACACCCCAAGATATACCATACCTAGCATTGTTAAGACAAGAGAAAGGACCTTTCAACCCTTTAACATTTGGAAGCATATTTTCTTTTGGAACTACAACATTATCCATAAAAATCATACCTGTATCAGATGTTCTTAATGAGAATTTACCTTCA